CATTACCAGATTGCTCCATTAAATGCAGGTGCAAACATCCAGTCCATTCCATGCAAAGAGTTTGATACTGAACGACTCTGCGCGGCGGGTTGGTTCACGTTCATCGTGCCGATATGCACGTTCTTGCTGCTATCTGAATGCGTAACGCTCGAATTGGATGTGCTGCTCACGCCAGACGCAACAGAGCTTGCCCCAGAAAGACCTCTGTAGTATTGCTCGGCCAACAATCCGCGTGACGCTGATTCCCCGGCTATGTCCTTCGGTTTCTCGAAGTGGGCGACGATATACGCAGCCTTCTGCGCTTCCGTGAGATAGCTGCCCTTCCCCATCTTGTTTTTTGCGATGTAAGTCAGAAAATCAGCCTGCTGCTTCCATCCCGCCTGACTCATCGGAATCCCATACATGTGCTTGAATTCCACAAGCCAATCAGGATGGAATTGGGCAATACCATAAGCGAGGCCATTGTCTCCGCGCGCATTTGTTGATCCTCCGCTCTCGCTCTGCACGTTTGCAGCCCACGCAGCAGACCATTCCGGCGACATTCCCTTGGAGATAAGATACTTTTCCAATTCTTCATGTGACACTTGCTCATGCACTCCTCCGCCTGGAGCAAGCCCCGACATACCAGCCCGTTTCAGTTGCATCTCGTTCCACTTGCTAATGACCCATTGTTCTCCAGCATTCATCTTATCGACGACAGCGCCCCATAGTTTCGCCGCCTCTGTCATTGCTGGGCTAATCTTGAATTTATCCCACTTCTCCACGAAGTATGACCAGTGCTTATGAAGTTCATAGATTCCAAGTGACAGAGCAGCAATAGCTCCGATAACTGCTAGAATGGGCCAGTCGATAGCTGTAAATGCTGTTCCAATGCCTAGAATGAGCGGTTTTAGTATCTTGAATGAGCCTATAATCCCCATTAGACCCAAGGCTCCAACTCCAGTTCCGGCAATAGCTTCGGTTGTCCCTCCGTGCTTCAACATCCATTTCAGTATTCCATCCAACCTTATCTCAATCTTATGGAGCAACGGCATAAGGTCTGTGAGAAGGTTATTCCCAATCTTATTGACCGCAGTTGATAATACAACCAGCCTCTGCGTTAGATCGGCAGACGCCTTAACCTGTCTGTCTGTCGGGGATAATGCAGCAAGCTCCTTCTGATGGCTCTTAATCCATGCTGGACCCTGCAATATCATGTTTACCACATCTTCGGATAATCCCCCGGCCTCCATAAACGATGCGGCCTTCCAGCGGTTTGGTCCTGTATCAGATTTCTTGAATTTCTCGGCCAATTGCAGCATGGTTGCTTCTGGAGATTGCATGGCCGCAGCCATGGGATTGATGCCCACCATAGCAAATAATTTCTGCAACGGTGGAGTCTCGCCCATCATATATTGGCCGTACATACCGCGAATTTGCCCGAAGAAATTCTGAATTGACGCAGAGCTTCCGCCAAGCTGTTTTGCCATTTGACCCCAGGCTGACAATTTCTGTGCGCTGATGCCAAGATTCTGAGAGAGGTAATATAGATGCGTGTTTGTTTCTATGATGTCTTTTGCGAACGCGGTTACAACTCCCACGCTAACAATGCTGGCGAGAACTGCACCGAAAGATTCTACCGCGCCGCTTAGTCCGGTAAAACCCTTCTCTGTACCTTTAGCAGACGTTTCCAGATCGGCGAGCTTGCTGCGAACACCGGGAGCCTTTGCGTCTACGTCTTTACTGTCGAGTCCGAGGGTGACGATCAGGCTGTCAATCACTGTTGCCATGGTCTACTCCCTCTCGTTTTCTGAATCTACGGCGATGATTTCGAGAAGGTTATGAGCATCTTCTTCCCCGTAGACCGTTTGAAGATCCAAAAGTGTCGCCAATCGTCTGCCGACTATGACCCCGATTATTTTGGGGACGTTCGCGTACCCGGCTTGTGCTTTTCCGCCGCCAGTGTGTTGCCGAGTGATTCCGAGAGGCCGACGGCGAGAGAAAAATCTAAATGCAATTTCAGAACTTCCCATTTAAGCATGAGCAGCGTCTTGACTTCTTCGACCTGACTCTCAAACAGCGGGTATCCCACCTTGACCGCTGGCTTCTGCGGATTCGGCACGAACTCGACGCACTCCATCAGTTCGGCGAGCAGTGGCCTGATCGAAACGGCGTCAATCGCAAACAGCTTCTTGAGGCCGATTTCCGCCAGCGCCGCCATGCCCAACTGCAAGGCACCGTCAGGAATGTCCACGTTTGCCGATCCGAGCGCAAGCATCACTCGGATAGCCCAGTCTTCCGCCTTTGTCGCGGCCATTTCTGTGAGCAGGAATTGCTTGCCTTTATCCCTGCCCTCAGAGTCCACCGTGTATGTCGAAACCTTACGCGCCATGAATCACTCCTGCCCTACTAACACAAAATACGCTTCATGCCGGAATCACTGATCCCCAATTTATGCTGAATTCGCGTGCGCCGAGAACCTTACCAGCCGAGGCCACCGAGTTGTAATCCTCCAGCGTTCCTTTGTTGCAAACGTAGGACTGGCCAGTTGAAGGCAGATCGACAATCGCCGTGATGTAGTAGACATCGCGGGCTACGCGCTGGGCGGCATAGATCGCCTCGAAAAGCGCGACGCTCGGAGAGTCGGCCTGGAACGAGTATGTCTGCTTGACCGCGTTGAATACGAGGCCCGCCGTCTTGCGCCCATCGACGCCGATTTGCGTTTCAGTCACCACAACAGCCGCAGTATCCCATGCCTTATCCGTCGAGTAACCCTGCAACTGTACAGGCGAAGGGAATAGTCCCGCCACGATGATGCTGACAACCGAATTCGCAGAGGTAATCGTGCTCGCTCCGCCTGTTAGTGCATTGAGAAATCCGCCCATACGTCACCCCTTTTTAGCACAATTTCATCACAAAACGTTGATGCTCGCCATCGAAAATTGCAGAATCGCTCCGCCGCTGGCATACCAGAAATTGATAATCGGAGTCTGGCCAGCGTTGCGGGCCTCGGCCCCAGGGTCAAGAATCTGCAAATAGTACCCGTTGTTTTGGACCGCGCTTGCCGCGTTCTGTACCCCGGCAGCAGCGTTGATAGCAGCAGCTTGAGTCGAAGAAAGTGTCACGCCAATCTGAATAACGCCGTTGTTGAGCGCGTTGTTGATCGGACCATTGTCAGCAGGCGCCGAAGTGCTGCTCTGTCCCACGAGGGATGCCCGAACGAGGCCATACCCATACGGGTCATAAGGAATCTTCCCCAGTGTGGTGTAGAGAGTGATCAGCGACAACTCAAATTGTGAGTTCAACCATATCTGGTCGAAAAACAGGTTTGCCCACGGAACGCTCCCAGGCATATTGCCGTTCGAGAAGAACGTGAATCCCTGATTGCGCGATGCGAAGGCTCCGTAGCAACTGTAGCCGTTTGCCAGAAGATTCTCGTAGGTTTGCAGATTCGAGCACGTCGGAGACACAGCAGCAGAGTTTGCCGATTTTCCAGAGAATGTGATGCTTCCGTTTGTATCTGAATAGTTCACAGAGGCAATCATTCCCTGCACAAAAGCCGCCGTATTCATCACCAAAGGCCCAAGCGTACCGAGTGCCGGATCGCCGCCGATGCACATCAGAGCGTTGTAGTTGTTCGTTTTAGCAACGACTCCGAAAGGCTCAGTAGCATTCTGCACACTCGCCTGAACATCGCTGTCCCATACAACTGCGCCGTATTGCCCGTTCTGCCCGCTAAACCATGCGGCAAAACCTTCTTTCTGTGTCAGCGTTGGCTCTGTGAGATAGCTCATGCTCGCCCAATTGCGATTGACTGCGATGACGTTATTCATCGCGCTTGCGGGCGTATCAGCCGCCGCGCCTTGCGAGAGCGTTGCGCCAGTCGCCTGAGTCAAGAAGAGATCAGCCGCGAGCGTTCCTGTCGCGTAGGTAATCGTCTCCGTTGCCCCGGTAAGTGTGCTGGTGAAAACAAATGCGCCTTGGACGGCATTCCATGTCACCGCAAAAGGAGGAGTGGTAAAGGCTGCTTGAATCGCCGCCGCCATCAGGCTTTGCGTTGCGACTCCGGTCAGATTGATTGTGCTTGATGTGATCGGAGAGCCGGCAAAGTCGATGGTCAGTGTTCCACTGTAGCTCTGGAGAGTGGAGAGAGGAACCCCGGCAAGAGAACCGGACTGCAACCATCCGGCGCGGGCCGCTGCATTGTACGGGGCAAACAGAATAGCCGATGGAAGCTGAGTCCCGTTCACCATTCCCGCTGCGTAGATGGAAGCATACGCGTACTCTGCCGACGACGGCCCAAAGAAGTTTGCGACCGATTGTGCGCTTCCGCCCGTGAGCGGGAAGCTCAATACCTGACCCGCAGGCATAAGGGGATTTTCAGTCAATACAAGCCCGTTCATCACCAGACCCGTGCCACCGGGACTAAGCACTGAGGGAATTGCAGAAGCGATAACACTTGCCGGGATCGTCATTTTCTTCTCCTTATGCGTCCGCCATGTCAACGATGTTCATCTTGAGTGTATCAGCAGCTTGCTGAGGCACAATTACAATCGGATTGTATTGCAAAAGCATATTCAGAATCCATCGGCGCTCGTACTGTTCCTCGCCGGTAATCAGCGGTGATTCGTTCCCGTCATCGCAATAGAGTGGCGCGATACCTGCCGGGAATTGCGCGGTGGAGTAAGGCGTGCGCCAAACCGTCTTGAGCGCCGCGCACCAGTCGCCCGCTTGCGCTCCGTAAAAGTCCGCTTGAATCATCAGGCGCTTCGGGCCAACAATGTCGCTCTGGAAATTCACTCCATCGTACCACTGATACGGAACCTCCAGATCAGTGCTTGCAATCTCAGTCAGTTCAACGAAACTTCCAACCGGCATAGCAACCCGGTTTACCTGTGCGCGGATGATCTGAGTGGCTCCCACGAACGGCTGTATGAACGCGCCGAGCGCGTCGAACACTGAGTCGAGCGCGATAGAGGGCACGTATTGGATCGGGGCGCTCATCAGTTCACATCCTGTAGCTGGATTGCACAGCGCGACCACAGAGGCCATTGCTCAAGTACGGCAACGGTAAGCCATGTCTGGCTGTCAATGATGACCAGATCGCCGCCCTGTGAATTGACGCGCACAATTGCATCGAGTGGGCCGCGAAGGATGATTGATTTGGTAGCTCCCTGAATGTTGAGGCCATCAAGATGTCGAAGATCGGCGGCGGTAAGAGCCTGGACTTGTGCAAATCCGGTGACGGGATCGGCATAGCTCGGAACCTGCTTGAGGCCGGAGCCGATGGTGTAGCCGGTCGATACCTTCACAGTGACAGAGATATTGGGGTTCACCGTGTCCGTAACCGTGTTGGCAATCGAGCGCAAATCCATCACTGACTCACTTGATAGGAGGTTGAATTAAGCATATCGCCGGTCCAGATCAGCGGCTTTGCTTGAGTTCCTGTCGCCAACTTACGTCCCTTTGCCACATCACGCTGGGCCTGCACCACGTCGCGGGCACGAATGTTCTGCGGCTGATTGCCGAATTTGAAACGCAGACGGAGTGTAGTTTTAGAAAGCGGCGGCGCGGTCAAGTCGATAATGCTTTGCTTGAGTGCCCCATCAATCTCTTCGCCCATGAACGCCAGAGTCCGATGCCCGTCCATCTTGGAACGCTTCAACTCGCCAGCCATCATCTGAGGCCATTTGCCGGACTCGTTCGATACCATTGTGCGGAAGAATGGACGTGGCGGGGAAGGGAACCTTCCCTTATGCCCGAACTCATTCCAGAAAGCAATCGGAGCTTGGTCAGAGTCGATGAAACCCACTTGCACCGTTCCACGCGCCCGCGCTGCCAACTCTTTGAGTTTGGCTGTCACTGAATCGGACATCGCTATTGCGCGGGCAGCCATTAGATACGATCCCTCATTCGTTGAATTTTGCGCTCAAACTTTTTTCTTTGCTTCCGATTCTTGGCTTTAGGCATGATGGCGCGCGCGATTGACTCGTACATATCTCGTGTGCTCTTTTTATTCACACTGGTAGCCATACTGGAACATCCTCAGAAAAATCTGCCTTGCATCCCCTACATTCAATCCGCACTGCCGAAACGGTCGGCACCTGCAACTCGCCGTCCTCGATTCGCTCCAGGTCACGCTCCAGTTCGGAAGCGTCAATCGAGAGCGTAACCGTCATACCGGACGCGGGAGCCAATTCGTCCCCATCGGCGTGCCAGTAAACCCTTCCACGCGCGTCGGGTTAGCAAAATACTTCATGCCGCGATAGCAGGTAGTCGCCTGCCAGAACGCCGCTCCATACTGCGATTGCTGGAACCACGCGCCCGTACCAGGCGTCGCTGGCGTGAAGTCGAACGTAGCCCCCACCGCGCCCTCATTGGCCGCACTGACGCGGCCTACGGGCCGGGGCTGGCCATCAGCGGTGAGCAACCCGCTCAGGAAAGCGATATGCGCCGTAATCATGTTGAGAAGCGTGCCGCGCAACGTCACATCCTGCACGATGCTACAGTCTGTGTTGTTGAGATACAGGCCAGCCTCAGAGAACATCGAAGCGAACAGCGTGGGATTCGCACTATAGGCCGCTGTGAACTCAGGGTAGCGGCCTATAAAGGTTGCGGGATTGAAAACGGCGATCACGAATTGGCCGGCTCCATTACAACGCCATCAATTTTGGCCGTCTTGCTCATCGGCTCGAACCCAGTCTTGACCTTCTCGGCGTTCTTGGCCTTCGACTGCGCTTCCTGGTCTGAATGCGCCTCGAATATAGCCCGCGTCTTCAAAGGTCCGAATCCCTCGTATGCTTCTTTCCATGCGGCCCAAAACTCAGCGTCAACAGGCGTGGTAGAAAACATCTTGGGCGGAAGATAGAGTCCGCTTTCAGTCTTCGCCTCGTAAACCCCCGCAAGCGTCACGGTCAGGTTGCGGTTCTTGGGGTGATGCAACACAAGGCCGTTCGGTAGACGGCAACCAATGAGAACTGTTTCCTTTGCCATGATTCCCTTTCAAGGAGCGGCGTTAAGCCGCGCTGAGGCCGCATCTCTGCGACTCCTGTTGAACTGCTATTGGCGCTTCCGTTGGTATCCGCGCCCTTCCCTTTTTTGCCATCACACGCCGAGCAACTGCGAAATCAGGAACGGCCTGAACAGAATCGTTCCCCAGGTGCCTTGGCTCTGCTTCTGCTTGAAGCTCGACAGTTCGATCTTGATTGGATGCGCACGCAGTTTTTCGGTAAAGGCGGTGGTTGCCGTCCTTTGTCCCTGCATCTCATCCGCGATCAACTGCACGAGGTTCCCGGACGTGGTTGCGTATTCCGGGGCCGTCTCGATCTTCATCTTCGGGAAGTTTTTCTTGAGCATATCCTGCACGTTGACGTTGTAGCTGTTCGTCAAGGTGAGATACACCTGCGAGGTTGGCGACATTGCCAAAGTCATCGGCGAAGCCATGTCGAGTTCCACCAGGCCGTTCGCCTGGGCGACAAGCTGGCCATACAGCGCCTTGATGTCGTTGTAGACCCATATCGCGCCATTCGTGTCGGTTGCCTTCTGCGCCCATGTGACCAGGTTCGTAACAGCGGGAATGGGAGCAATCGGTGCCGAGAGCGACGGGTCGTTCAGCAGGCCGTAGTTTGCAATACCAGCAACGCCGAAGAAGTAGCTCTTGTTCTGGAACTTGTTCAGCGTCAGAACGGAAGCGATCCGCTGCCGGTTGGCCCAGTCAATGCGAGCAAGGCCCATCATTTCCAGTTCGCGTTCGCCCCATTGCGTGATTACCTGGTAGGTATACGACTGGCGATTGACCCAGTTCACGTTCGCGCCAGCCATGCCCGTCTCAGCGTAGTCGCCGTAGGACGAAACCATGCCGGTTGACTCGACAATCGGGAACATCGTTGTTTCGAGAGTCCAGTCGCCCTTCTTGGTTTCCTCGCCGACGATCTCCGTTGCCTTCATCGGGGCCACGAGGACTTCAATCACCTTGGGGTCGATGTAGGTAGACAAGAACGCGGGGATGCCGCTGTTCGAGACTGTCACCAGAGCGGGTTGAGCATCCATAGCCAGCCGACCGCCGCGTTCCTTTTCGGTCTGCTGCAACTGGGCATCAACCCCCATGAAATTGATGCCCCACTTCTGCGATACTGATTCGAGATGACGGTCCATTACACACCCCACGTTGTGATTTGTACAAGTTCTCCAACAGCGGACGACGTGCCCTCTAGCGGGAACGCTGACCAGTTGGTAAGTTGAACACTGGCGGTCGTGGTGAGATTGTCACCAGCCGCATAAGCGGTTGCCGGATTGCTCAAGGTATAGATTCCAGTCGATCCAGCCGTACCGCTGATTTGCGATTCCACGACCGTGTTCGCCGGAATGTTCGCGCCTGTGGTAGCATCCACGACCGGCTGACCGACGCCGAAGCTGCCCGCTCCGACTGCCGTTACGGCTACGGTGTAGCCAAACGTGAGAACGGCGACGGCTGATGCCACGTAAGCCGTGCCGCGAACTGCGGTCGTATAGACGCCGGCGGAACCGGTCGTACCGCTTGTCTGCCCGGTGATGGTATTGCTGGCCGGATAGCTGGCGTGCGTGATGGAATCGCCGATGCTGATGTATGTGGAAACCGCCGTCACGTTGACGACATTCCCAAAACAGGTAACGGTTCCACCCGTGCAGGTTTCAGCCTTGCTCAGAGTGTAGGTTCCCGCTGCGCCCGTGGTGCCTGCGGTCTGTGCGATGATCGTGGGCGCATCTGTGATGCCAGAACCGCTCACCGTGTCACCGATGCTGATGAGGCCGGTAACGGCAGTCACAACTAAGGAGGTAGACGCAACCGAGGCCGTGCCGGTGAACGTCGCGCCCAAGCTCGCCGTGTTGGTCGAACCGAGCGTTGCCGTAACCGATCCCGCCGTAGCAGCAGCAGTCTGGAGCGAGCCGTCAATGTACGACGCATAGAGCGTGCTGTAGCGCGTGATGGACGACGGACCGGTATTCTTGTCCAGGAAATCGCCTTGCCACATAAGTGTGACCGGGAATCCTGGAGGAATGAGTGTACCTGCCCCTTGCAAGTATTGCGTCAAAAGTCCTTGCTGGTCACGGTGTACGAATCCATCTGGAAGCGCCGGATACTGGCCGGAATTGCTAACCGTTCTCCCGTCCGCGGCGATCCATGCAAACTGACCGACGGTAACGCCGTTCGGACCCGCGATCAATGCCCCACCGTCAGTCGTGAGAACGGTCGCACGAGGATTTGCACTTGCAAAGTCTCCCTCTACGCCCAAAGGGTTGTAAAGGTTGACTCGCGTCTGAAAACTTCCGATTAAAGGGCTTCCCATGTTCTTCTCCTCACATCACTTGAATTTGACGGCCTGCGCCGGTGAACTTCTCTTCCACTGAAACCGCATCGAACGCCACACGCGGCGCAGGCTTGGACGCCTGTTGCGCCAGATTGAAGAGCGCCCGCAGAGCCGGAACGCCAACCACATCCTTGTGATCAACCTTCATCTGGTCGAGCGCAAAGCCGTAAATGCCGGCGGCGGAATCCTGGGCCAGAACATCGCCCACGACCGTGCGAACGGCGCGGCGGGCTTCGTCGGCGGCGCGAAGATCGGCCTTGAACTCATCCATTGCCTTTTTCATGCCATCCTCGGCGCTGCAATCCTTGGCTTTCTTGTCCTTGGCGCGTTTTTCCAGGCGTTCCTTGCGCTCTTCCTCAGACTCCTCTTCGGAATCGGCGGCGCGGCGCTTTTCACGCTCTTCGAGCTTCTTTTTCTCTTCGGCTGACACCTCTTCGGCGTCTTTGGCCTTTCCGTCTTTCGATTCGCCGTCCTTCGCCTTCTTGTCCTTGGCTTCCTTCTCCTCGCGAGCCTTCTTCTCGGCCTCGGTTTCCTCTTCGGATTCCGCGTCCTTGGCAGCTTGCATCGCGGCCAGGGTCTCAGGCTTGCGAAGCTCGGCGTCCATAGCGAGCAGTCTGGGTTCGAGCGCCCGCAAATCGCATTGCTTGCGCGTCAGGCCGATCACCAGAGGCTTGAGAGTGGAGTCCGCTGCCAGCTTGGGCGATGCAGCACAGAGAATTGCGTAAAGAGCTTTGCCGAATTTCGTTTCCATCTTCTTCTCCAATTCGTTGTCCGCCGCCATCACATCCGATCCGGCGCGGCCTGATTTAACCAACGCAACATGATTGCCCTGAATATCGCGCATCACCCCGTCGTACCGCTGCCCCTCGTACATCCCCGGCGTCATGTCCGCCCGGTAACGATACGAGG